TTTCATCCCTTAAGCTTCTAGCATCTTGAATGTTTAAGACCACATCTTTAAGATTTTTACTATCTAAGTATGCTATCTTATCGATAAATCTTTTAATATGTATCATGCTTTATTTATCAGTTCTAAAGCTTCATTTTCTGTTTTATAAGGCCCAGTATATTCATAGCGTTGGATAAAGATATATTTAGGACAAAACACTGCCTGACTAATACTATTTTGTTTAATAACAAACCAACCAGCAACATGATAACACTTACTTTTATTTGTTTTAGTAAACAAATGCAACTTACGTTTAATATCAAATATAGAGTTATAAATTTTATTTGGAGTAGGAAATTCAGGATATGGAACCTGTGCCTTAGTTTTGTTCGTTTTCATGGGTTGAAAACGAATTTTTGTAAATTTAGTTACGTCTGTTGTATTATTGTAATGATGTAATCTTCCATCTAATTTAACATCAAAACCAGATCCATCGCTGATAACATTTCCTACTTTGCGTGATCCATCTGTAACTACCCAATATTGATCTTTAATCACAGGTTTTGCTACTAATGTCATTATCATCTCCGTTTTTATAATCATTTAACAAAGGTTTAATATTGTTTTCAAAGATTTGTCGCATGGTTTTAATTAAACCTTGCCGTTCAATATGCGTCATTCCTGCTACCCATGGCGGGTCATCGGGTTCTTTATTAAGCCCAAAATCATGCCTATAGGTCATACACATATCATAAATTAGTTTATCTACTTCAGTTTGATTCATCTTTTGTTAATTTCCATACTAATAAAAACTGTTCATAAGCGTGTTTTACGCTAGGGTTTTCTAAAAGCTTATTTGCTTCTTCGATTAAAGCCTTTATCCCTGCTTCTGCAATAGCAGTAGCACTATCTTGGTATACACTAAACGATTGATCCTTAAAAGATTTCTTTAGACTTTCCCAAGCAGTAACCTGTTCTTCAGTCAATGGAACACTTTTTGGTTTCAACTCACTAGCCTTAATAATAGCATCGACCATACTATTTTTTGCATACATTCCTGCTGCTAAAACTGCAACAAAATTAGGATCAATATTGTAATGATAACTTTTATTTCCAGGCTTTACAATTATCAAATGTGATCCTTCTATAAATGCATCTTGCAATTCATTATCCCATTCTTTAACAGGAAAGTATTTACGTCCAACTTTTTTATAAAATGTAGTCATGCTAATTCACCTTTTAAAGCACCCCAACCAGTAAATTCATCCCATTCTTTTTCTAATTCTATAATCTTATTACGAATTTGTTTTTGCTTGTAGTCACGCCATTCCATAGCAATTTTTACAGTTTTTTCACTATTACCTACATCCGCAACAAAGCCCTCAATACTATCATATTTGACAGCCTTAGCCATCCAAGCACGATTGACAACCATAGATTTACTAAGATCAAATGTCCAACCATCTTTTAATTCAATTTTAGCACAGAGTTCATCCTTGCGAGTAAAACTATGAGGACCACCTAAACAACTTAACACAGTGATATTATCACCTTTAACATCTACTACAAGGAAATAAGGGCAAAACATTTCTTGCCAATAATCACCAATCTGTGGATTATCAAGACCTTGTTGGTTTCTTACTTTACGTGCTTCATAATCATAGTTCATACTAATGATCCTTTATATGGACTGTTTAACCATTTGCTATATGTTTCTGCTTGGTCACTGATTTTATTAAGTTCATATTTTCCACAAAACTTCATTAGGTGAACACCTACTTGTGGTGTAGTTTTAATGCGTACATTTTCCTTAATCGCATTATCTACAGCATTTTTAATATCTTGTGGTTGTGCTGTTAAATCAATCAATGTACGATTACGCTCATAATCCTCACGAACACGATGTTCTACACCATCATGGTCTACCCAACGTTGTAGCATCATGTTATTCCAATTAAATCCTTGTTTATGACGATCCTGAAATGCTTCAATCAACCCAACTTTATTCTTACTACCTTTAGTACGTACACCAGGATATGCGCTGAAAACATTATCAGTGCTATCACCACGCATACATTTTTCAAATAACAAGAATTGTGGATCTCCCAATTCTTTAGTAATTTTAGTTTTCTTATCTACAATGATCCTATCTTTTTCATCATAGTACCCACTTAATTTAATAAGTTGATTACTAACTCCGTTATATTGATTAACGTTTTCACTGATTAATTGTACGTAATCACTATCACTAGAAATAATATAATGCTTGTCTTTAGGATGTAGAGCAATAAAACGTGCAATAATATCATCTGCCTCAGCATTTGGATGACGTAATACACTGGTGTTTGTTTTTTCACGTAAAAAAGTTGTAAACACCTCATACGTTTCCCAAAACATTTTATTTTCTTCTACTTCAGCCTCAGTCATAGCAGATTCATCTAATTTACGATTGGCTTTGTAGGGTTTGTAAAACTCTTTACGCCAGCTACGACCTTCGGTACAAAACACTACGTGATCAATGCCAAATCTACGTACAGCCATGTTTACACTGGACAACGATAAATGTAATGCCATTCCAATTTTTTCCCATGTATCACTATTGCGGCTTGCAATGTGCCGAGCACGGAAAAAGGTATTTGCGGTGTCAATGAGTGCGTAATTCATATATGGGATAGTATATAGTTGAATAATATGCGTAGATTATACGCATATTATTCATTGTTGTCAAGTTAGAGTTGTTCCAAAAACTTTTCAGGATCTTCATTTAGAGTTACAAATGTATTTTTTGGGCTAAATGGTAGATACTCTTTTTTAACTCTATAGATTTGTGAATAATTGGATTTTATTCGTTTTTCTATAAAATCAACTATTTGTGGCCCATCTATATTATTAATAGGATCAAACCACTCAAGTTTATCAGTAAATAAAACTAAAAGTTTGTCTGACCATTCATTTTTAAGATGCTTTTCCAAACTTCTAATTTCAGACAATTTTCCATAATATAAGTTGTCAAACACCTGATTTTTATTTGCACCTGGATTAATATATCTTTTTTGCAAGTAATTTTTAATTCTATAACTTTTAGTTATTCCAAATCCCCAAATATCATTATGTCTCAATTTTAAAATGTAAAACCAACCACATTTCTCTGGTAATTTTATTTTAGACATTATTTACCTGCTCATGAACATCAACAGGATCTAAATAATCATACAAATCTTGTCCATTATAACAAAAATCGTTTACATCATTTGTTAATGGATGTGTCCCATTAAGCCTTTGATAGATTTTTAAAACAATAGCTAAAGCACAATTTGTTTGATTTAAAGTGTGTTTTTTAAGATTGGGATATGCTTTTTCATGCCATTTTACATGGGCTCTTTCAGTTTCAGTTCTTAGCGTATCTAAGTCTGTAAAACACTTTCTAATGATTGCATGAAAGTTATCCATAAATTCATCAAATTTTTCACCTGAAGTAGGAATATGTTTACTTTTAAATCCATCATATAAATGACCATATAAACCAAAAGCTGCACTGTCCAATTTAGTACCATGCCAATACTTTTTGTGTGTCGCTAAAATAAAGTCTAAAGTTTTGTGACTCCATTTATAAACTGCGTCAATACGATCTAATGTACCTGCCTTACCTTTTTGTGAATGACTTGCAGGTACAGGAATAGCTTCATGTTTTTCACAAATTGATTGGCGTTTTTCTGCATCTACATAACTTTTGTCTTTAGATTTATGTTGTCTTACACCTGCAACTTTAATCCTATGAAAGTCAAATGCAGTCCACTTTTTTTGTCCTTTACCATTTCTATGAAAAGCAGCTTCATTCGCAAACGCTGTATCAGTATTTTCAATGACGTAAAAGGGATATTCAAAATCTTCCCAGTTATCTGCATCAACTCCGTCCCATAGTCCATGTTTTGCTAGTAATGCTACAACATTAATACCATGCATTGTATCAAATAAAGGATTTGTTGTTAAATCGGGACTGATTGTTGCAAATGCAGGACTTAACAATTCTTCCTGACAATTTTCCATGATATCAGCAATATGCCTAGGAATCACTAAACGTTGTGTTTCTTCTAAAAATGTAGCACGACCAATTTTTAATTTTACAGGTTTTCCAATTTTGTTAGGATTAAATCGCTTACCTTGATTTTTTAGTTGATTAATAACGTTTAATACTATTGGATTTTGTTCTAATTCTGAAACAGACTGTGCTAAACTTTTTGGCTTTGAATTTTTAAGCCTTCTATTATCCAATGGATTTTTAATTTTAGAAATATCAATACTTTGTCCTACTGGTACATCTGTCCAAGGAAAGGACGTTTTAGTTGGCGATAATGTTGCCATTTTTTCTCCTTTAAAAGATATTTGTTGTGTTAATGGGTGCGTAATTCATATTTGTAATATTATTTAATATACGCATATTATATAGGTAAATTAAGTTTTTGACTATCAAAATGGGTATTATAGATCGGGAAATAGTTGAGTGTTTCCAAGTTTTAATTTATGACTATATTTGGGTATATGATGTTTTTGTTCCATTGTGGCCAATCTATGACAATTACTACATAGTACCTCAATATTAGATGTATCCCTATTCAGGTTGTTGCCATCTATATGATTAATTTCTAACTGACTTGGATCAGTAATAAGCGAGTGACAAGGAATGCCACCGTATTTACCCAAATGGTTAGCACAACCTTGCTGTAATTTCCAATTATCTGTAAGTGGTTTTCCTGTAGTTTTACTACGATGTTTTTCGCATACAGTTTTCCATTTTATGCTAAAACCTTCAAACAGGGTTTTATTTTTGACACGATGATATCCCACTTTGTTGCAACAATTAGGGATACTACATTTGACATAATCATATCTACTCATTAGCTTACCTCTGTTCTTCCGTTGCCTATATCTCTACTACGAATTACTCGCAAATCACGATTACTTGGGTCTGCTTCATATTGTTC